ATTATGGGCCTCCAAATTGAAATTCGCAGATTCAATGAAATGTCGCTTCAAATAACTAGGGCCTGTATACACACGACTCAAAACTTCATTATTAACAACCCGCAAATAAGTCTTAACTGATGTAAATTCTTCAAAATTCTTCATTTGAACTCCATGTGAAATTAACAAATATTGAGCAAAACTCTCAACATTTATATAATCACGGAGATTCTTCGGATACACTTTCAAATAATCATCACCATAGACCCATATTCCAATAAAACGATCACAAAGGGCTTGCCAAATCCGTCGACGAATATCCGGTAACTGTCTTTCCATAACATTAAACACATAGGCCAACCAATAAACAACACCTACAACCCATGAATCACCATGTGAAGTTTCTAAAGATCCCGACGGCATTACTCCAATTAACAAAATAAAATCTTTTATCCACCGTACGGTCTTACCAGCAAGTTGTTCAGCGCAACTCTCAAGAACATACTGAAACATCCGATAGGACGGATCAGCATCATCACGCTGCACCCAAATTTGAGCAAACATCAAATAAAGCAACAAAGGCATAGCAGTAATTGAAGTGTCCAACGATTTAATATCGCCGGAACCTACGAGCATATCACCAGTACTGACTCGCTCATAGGTACAACAAACATTATCAGGAGAATCACCCTCAAGACTGATCCTGCGATACTGATCAAATCTATCACCATGCATCGCATCATGAAGCAATTGAGCACCCCCTCGCGTCCACGTAAATCCAATTGATATGTTAACTGTCATATTCTTAGCAGACTTTAAGCCAAACACATCCATGCAATCGGGGAAATAGGTTCGCTCACCTTTAACCCTAGTAAGAAAAAATTTATGCAACATAGAATCATTCGACAAGAAGAAAAGCCGAGATTTAAAATATAACTCACGCACTACAGCATCAGACATAGTACCCAAATCAATTGCGGACAAGTTCTGCTCTTTAATCGATAGCGTAGTAATAAACTGTTTAATATACTTCTCATAAGGAACACCACCTTCTTTAGTATTATTAAATGCTACAAACACAGCTTGCAACATTTCACGCATCAACGTAGCCTGAGCTTGCCTCTTAGACGGCTTATTTGTAAATTTAACACGAAGATATGGATCAAGTTGAACATCATTCATCTTATCCCAATTACGAAACCCACACTTCGCATTATTATACTCAAACAATTCCATATCATTAGGCTCGAATGTGAATCTAAATTTTTGCACTTTAACACAATAAAGATAATAATAATTTAATGATCGATGTACATCATTAAATCTAAATTCTGGCAAAAAACTCACATAACTTTTAGGCAAACGGGAAAGCTTATCACCTAATCCAAGCAAAGGATTAAAGCAGGCATTCGAAACATAGGGGTACAAAGATGTCCCACCATATGCCAAATTATAAGAACTCAACACTCTTAAACACATCAACATTAAAGATGCCCACCATGGAGGAGTGAATAGTTGCGTTTGGACTGATGGAAACACAATTGCCACTGCTGGACAAGATTGC